ACAGATGTGCCAAAAGAAAAGCTGCGTAAAGAATTATCTGACTGGCAGTTTGAAATTGAAAATATCGTAGTTGACATATTGTTCGATGAAGAACTTGAAAGAGAAAAGCAAATAGAAGTTAGCGCAATAGCAGAAGAATTGTTTGGGACGGAAGTTTGATGTTAAAAATAAACTATAAAAAACCGTCTGAATTGATACCATACGTTAGTAATTCGAGAACCCATAGTGATCGGCAGATACAGCAGGTCGCCTCAAGCATCAAAGAATTTGGGTTCACAAATCCTATATTAATAGATGAAAAAAGCGGTATTATAGCTGGTCACGGTAGACTAGAGGCCGCGCACCTACTGTCTTTAGATAAAGTCCCTACGATAACTCTTGAGGGTTTGACCGAAGCGCAGAGAAAGGCTTACGTCATAGCAGATAATAAGTTAGCCCTTAATTCTGGTTGGGACGATGAGCTGCTTAAAGTCGAGCTATCTGCAATTACAGATTTAGACTTTGATGTAGAGCTTACTGGCTTTGATGAAGGCGAAATACTCAATCTTAATCTTGACATCGAAGAAGGCGAAGTGAGCGCTGAAGATGAATGGGAGGGTATGCCTGAGTTTGATCAACCAGATGCAACATCCTTTAGAAAAGTAATTGTCCACTTTGAAAATCCAGATGATGTGGCAGAATTTTTTAGCATTATAGGCCAGTCTGATACTGGCAAAACAAAGTCTACTTGGTTTCCTGAAAAGGAGCGCAACGACTATGAGGCAGAGCGTTATTCGTGAGTAATAGCAATTACCCGCAATTCCCGCTATATATACCATCGCTTGGCCGACACAAGTACATGATTACAAGTAAGGCGTTAACGCGCATGGGTGTTAGTCATAACATAGTAGTGGAGCCGCATGAAGTAGCTTTATATCAAAAAGCTGTGGCTAGGGATAAACTGCTTACAAATGTTATAGAACTGGATATGTCGTTTAAAGATACCTACGAGTATTGTGATAATTACGGCACAACCCGTTCTACTGGTAGTGGTCCTGCAAGAAACTTTATATGGGAGCATTCAAAAGCTGAAGGGTATAGCCATCATTGGATTATGGATGACAATATTAGTTCCTTTAGGCGATTAAACAAGAACGAAAAGATTAAATGCGAAAGCCCTGCGTTTTGGCGAGCAATGGAAGATTTTGCACTACGCTATAAAAACGTAGCTATGAGTGGTCCACACTATGCAATGTTTGCCCCCGCAGGATCAAAACGGCCACCTTTTTTGCATAACACTAGAATTTATTCCTGCAACCTAATTCGCAATGATGTTAGCTTCCGGTGGCGAGGCAGATATAACGAGGATACCATTTTATCGTTGGATATGCTTAAAGCGGGATGGTGTACGATATTGTATTTTGCCTTTTTACAGGAAAAGCTAGCAACACAGACAATCAAAGGCGGCAATACAGATACAGTATATAAAACTGGCACACTGGAAAAGTCACAGATGCTAGTTAATGAACATCCTGACGTTGCGGTACATTCGGAAAAATATGGCAGGGCACATCATCACGTTAACTATGATGTGTTTAAGCATAGGAAATTGATTAAAAAGGATAATGCCAAATATAAAAAGATTAATAACTACGGCATGAAAAAAAGGCCAAAAGCATGAAGGTGCTTGTTACAGGTGGTCGCGGCTTTGTAGGCCATAGCCTAGTAGAAAGCTTGGTTACCACTAGTCTAGACTCGTTGGTTGTACTAGATAATGACAGTACAGGGATGCAAAGGCCAAAACTGTCGGGCGTAACTTATATTGACGATTGCGTATCACAGATAAATCTATGTGATTACAGGGCTGATGTTGTTGTTCATCTTGGCGAATATAGTAGGGTACAGCAAAGCTATGATATGCCACTAAAAGCACTGACCAATATTACCTCCACATTACCATTTGTACTTGAATACTGTAGGCAACATGACAGTAAGCTTATATATGCAGGGTCAAGCACAAAGTACGGAAACGCTGATTCACCATACTCTATAGCCAAAGCACTGAATACTGAAATGGTACAAAGTTACTGTGCAATGTTTAATATGCCGTACGCAATAACGTACTTTTATAATGCATACGGCAGCGGAGAGTGCGATACAGGTACATATGCCACAGTAGTTGCAAAGTTTCTTAAGGCTAAATCAGAAGGCACTGCAGTTAACATTTACGGAACAGGCAAGCAGCTGAGAAACTTTACACACATTGATGACATTGTTAGCGGTATAAGCGCTGTGATAAAAAATGGCAATGGTGACGGTTTTGGTATAGGGGCAGATCAATCGTTTTCTATTATTGAACTGGCAGATATGATTGGTATTGATTATCAGCTAATACCTGACGTTGCAGGCAACAGAACCCAAGCAACATTAAATACAGAAAAAACAAAACAACTTGGCTGGAAGCCAATTAATAACCTACCGGAGTATATAGCGCAATGGATAAAATGTTAGTTGGTATTATAGGGCGAGGCTTTGTTGGCAGTGCTGTAATGGAAGCGTTCGACAATACCATTATAAGCGATCCAGCAATAAATGATGTAACAGTTGCAGATGTTGTTGCTGCAAAGCCTAATGCAATTTTTGTATGCGTACCTACTCCGCAAGGTGATGACGGCAGTGTAGATGGCAGTATTGTAAAAAATGTAGTTAATCAGATACCAGAAGGTCAGCTTACGCTGGTAAAATCAACAATTACACCTGTTTGGCTTCCTATAGGTAAGCCCGGCCTTGTTTATAATCCTGAATTTCTTACGCAAGCCAACCACCTATACGATTTTATTAATCCAGATTTTCATGTATTTGGCGGGTCAGATCAGGATATAAATGCTGCCATAACGGTATATCAGCACAGCAAGGTAAATTGGTGCCCATATTACAGCACGGATATTAAAACTGCTTGCTTTGTCAAATATGCAATTAATAGCTTTTTGGCTACAAAAGTATCGTTTATGAATGAATTACATGCCCTATATACGTCGTATACTGGAAATGATTGGAGTCAACTTACCAATATAATTAGCGCCGATTCTCGCATTGGCCACAGCCACCTTAATGTTCCAAATAATGGTGAATATGGATTTGGCGGTGCATGTTTTCCAAAAGATACAAGCGCTTTGGCTAGTTTTGCTGAAGCTTTTGGATGTAACCTAACAGTTTTGCAAAGTGCGATAGACATTAATAAGCAAATAAGAGGTGAGTAATGGATAAAGACAAAGGCGGCAGACCGCCATTCGTATTTGCTGAGGATCAGCTTGCCAACCTAGAACAGCTTGCTTCTTATTTAACAAAAGGCCAGCTGGCAGACTATTATGGCATAAGCGAAAACACTTTAAGAGCGGCTGAAGAAAGGCAGCCAGAGGTTTTTGAGGCTTATAAAAAAGGCAGGGCTAAGCAGACTGTTAGAATGGCACAAAACTTAGTGCAAATGGCTATGGAAGGTAATGTAACTGCAGCAATCTTTTATCTGAAAACACAGTCAGGCTGGAAAGAGCAAGACTCTGAGCCACAAGAAATACCGCAAATCAATATAGTGGTGGATGGTCGTGCAACTAACGCTCCCACAGAGTGAAATCTTTTGCTCAAGCGCCAGATTTAGATCTGTTGTTGCTGGGCGTAGATTCGGTAAAACATTTTTATCTACAGGCATTATATTAACCGAGGCAACCAAAGGCATTAATAAAAACATATGGTATGTTGCCCCAACATATGGTGCAGCAAAGGAAATTGCATGGGATATGCTTATGCACTGCTTGCCTGATGAATATATAGCAAAAACCAACGAGTCTGCACTTAATGTAAGGTTGGTGAATGGTTCTGTTATAAGCCTAAAAGGCGCAGAAAAGCCAAATAACTTACGCGGACGAGCTTTGGACTTTGTTGTCCTTGACGAGTTTGCTGATATGCGACCAGAAACTTGGTACGAAGTAATAAGGCCGTCACTATCTGACAGATTAGGTGGAGCCATGTTTATAGGCACACCAAAGGGGCGTAACCACTTTTACGATCTCTGGGCTGCTGGTGTTAATGGTGCAGATGGGTGGGAATCATTCCAATACACAACCCTGCAAGGCGGCAATGTTCCACAGTTTGAGGTAGATGCTGCCAAGCAAGACTTAGACGAAAGAACATTTAAGCAAGAATACGAAGCTGCTTTTGTTACATATGCCGGTCTTATTTACTACGGGTTCAGCCGAGAAGAGTCTGTGTTGGCGATTGATGACGATAATGGTACACTCCACATTGGTATGGATTTTAACATTGACCCTATGTCTGCCGTCATCTGCATTCGTAGAGGCGGGACGCTGATTGCCGTTGACGAGATAGTCATGTACGGGTCGAATACTGACGAAATGGTTGCGGAGATAGTAGACCGCTACCCTAGACGCAATATAATTGTTTATCCAGACCCAGCATCAAGACAGCGCAAAAGTAGCGCTGGTGGTCGCACAGATTTGTCGATCTTACAAAACGCAGGATTTAGCGTTAAGGCGAAGAACTCACACGCATTGGTCAGGGATAGAATCAACGCTGTGAATAGTCGTTTACTGTCAAGT